CATAGTCTTTTTAGCGGATAGCCCACCAATAGCTGTGATTTCTGCTAGTTCTCCTCTTGTTAATGATTGAGACATTGTTTTTTCCTTTCAATCTTTACTTCGTAAGGCATGAGTCATCTTGCCAAAGTAGAGATTATTAGTTTAGTAGTGGGTGGTATCTATGCCGTTACAGTCATGCCGTAGCCCTGTAATCGTGGTCTATACCACCCTAGTGAGTTATTTAAGCCTCTCGCTCCCAATCACCTTTTACTGCGCCGTTGATGAATCCACCGTCAGTAGCACCAGTGTTAGTGATTGTTATTTCGTCGCCTTCGCTTGCAGTAGCAGAAGCAACACGCAAGTTCTTGCCGTCAGCTTCAGTACCTTCTACGTTAAGACCAGCAACAGTGTCAGATGCGTTGCAGTCAACAGTAGGTCGAGCAGCAGAAGCAATAGCGCCGTTAGCAGCGCTTGTGCCTTTTACACCACCGTCACGAATAGTCCATGAGCCAACAGTAGCAGTAGCAGGTAAAGTAACGACTACGCTTGCAGCAGTTACGTTTTGTACAAGTCCGCTATCTTCAGCAGCTAGAGTCTTGTTTTCTGTGACATCGATCCACAAACGACCATCTCGGCCTTTGTATCGAGTTGAAAATGCTGGATTAGCCATTGATATTTCCTTATCTTATTATTTAGTAGTTTTAGTTTCAGTTTTTGGAGCTTCGACTTCTTCGACTACTTCAGCGTATTTACTACGAGCAAGTGTCTTAGGTTCTTCAGCTTGTACCCATTTGTAACCCTGTGCTACTGCACCGTCAGCCTGGGCTGAACCGAGTTTAGGATGTTGTTTGCAGTAAACCTCAGCACCCGATTCTGGGTGTCTGTAGAGTCCTGGCTTGTTTAGTATTTTTCCGTTTCCGTTAGTTTCCAAAGTAATTCTCCTTTACTGATTAAGCTTTGGTTATTAGTAGTGCTTTGTCTCTATCCAACTCAGCTTTTAACCGAGCCTGTATTGCTGTTCTTACGTCGTCGTAAATGCCTAAATGTTTGCCTTTGCCGTTTATTCTTATAGAGGCTACCCACTTTTCGCTATTGGTGTAGCGATATACGCCAGTAACTCCAGACTTGTTAGATTTATATTTTCTTTTGTTTAAGCTCTGAGTCGTGTTGTCTGCCCACCGACAATTTCCTGGTTCGTAGTTGCCGTCATTATATATGCGATCAAGTGTAGTGCCTTCTGGTCGTTTGCCCATGTCTTCTAGGAAGTTGTCGTAGCTATCGAGCCAACGACTACAGACCCTTATTCCTCTAGCGCCATAATCTTTAAACCTCGGGTGGTTTTTGTTGTAACAGCGATTTTTCATAGCGTAGTATGCGTTTCTCTGACTACCCCTATACTTTGCTATATAGTGCTTGCCACATAAGCCTTTGCCATGAATTCTGTTATTACAGTCCTCTATGCTACAATGTTTCATATAAGGTATCTCCTTTCGTTTAGTCGCGCAGGAGGTATCTTTTTTTGATACCTCTAGCATTTAGAGCTGAGTTGGATTGAGTTGTTAATGTACTACTAGACCATGTAAACTAAGACTCATCAAGCCTTAGTATAAACGCGTACAGCTTCAGCCTTTTCACCAGGGATGAAAGCGTCGTAGTAACGGCGACCTTCAGCAACCCAACCGTCGATACCCTGAACTTCGTCAAGAATACGAACGCTGTTGAATTTAGTTGGTGAGATTAGTAGGCTTTCGTGTACGATCATGAATTCAAACTTAGTGACGTAGTAAGTTGAAGGACAAACAACAATTTTTAGTCCGTCTACTTCGCCAACGATACCTTTTTTAAGGTCTTTTTGAGTCATATCACAATCACGCATGAATTCTGGGTCACGCTTGAGTAGGTTCAAGTTGGTAGGAGTGATGAATAGAACACGTCCTTCTTCTGGAACTTCAGCTTCGCTTAAAGCAGCGTTTTGAGCCAAGATTAGTGAGTAGATTGTGTTGTAAGCTACAGCAGTACCACTGATAACACCTTGGGTGTTAGAGATAGCGTAGCTAGTTAGAACTGAAAGACGGTAAACGTCAGTTGCCATTATCTTCAAAGTAAGTCGTTATTTTACTTCCGTATCAACCCGTCTAAATTGATACTGCTATATATTTCTATATAGATGAGACCATATCTTCATCCCCTTGTGGGGAGTCACCCATTTCGAGCCACTTGGCTCTACGTCCTTACGGACTGGTCGTTGAACTTCTCGCACTTTCTATGTCTTTCCAGTGATACCCATAAGCTGTATGTTGTTTGCCTGTTGCTACTGCACGAATCTTACGAGACATCGAGTTTACGTCTTTACTAAACTGAAACTTTGTCTTGTTTAGCCATTCGGCCGCTTGGTAGCTACTAGGGAACTCTAGCCTTGTCTCTACACACAGTATTCTTTTTCTTAATGGGCTTATGCCTTTAAGATTGTGGAGTTTTGCGTGTCGAGCGTTTTCTTCCGGTGTACACCATTCTAGGTTTTCTGCCCGATTATCGGTTTTTTTCCCATTCATGTGATTCACCATTGGTTTGTTATCTGGGTTTGGTATAAACGCTTTGGCTACTAATCTATGTACTGATATAGTCTTGCGATTACCTTTTTCTGTGAGCATTACGGTTAAGTATCCATTCCTTTTACGATTCTGTTTTAAGGTGCGACCGTACTTAGTTACGGTTGTATTGTGTCGTATTCCAGAAGGTACTTTTTTGTCTAGGCTTCGGACTCTGCCTCGGCTAGATATTTCGTAAGTGCCAAACCCTGTTACTGGTTTCCATATTTCCATAAGAACTCCTTTTATGTGTTCTGGTTAAAGTGTGAATGTGCGATTTAGCTGCTGATTGCCCTCGTCTTATGCGTTAGGGGTTTCCAGCAATTAAGGTGTTAGCAATAGCTTGTTACCAAGCTAAGTCCCAACAATCTAGGAACAGATACTTCCCTGACCTGTCGTTTAACTGCCTTAGCAGCTTCTTGAGCCATCATAGAGTCTTCCAAGTTTCCTCGGTCAACCGTGAATGTAAAGCTCTTATCTTGTGAAAGGGTAAAGGTTTGTGTACCAGTACCAAGTTCAACTAACGCACCAAAACGGTTTGAGCCGCTTCGAACGTAGTCATTTTCTGCAACAACATCGACATTGTAGATAGTTACAGCGTTTTTACCGTTGAAGTCTAGGCGGATGCCTTTGTTCACGATAATGTCAGTTTTGCTCTCAGTGTAAAATCTCTCGTCAAGAGTCTTTAGGTGAGAAGCAGCATAATTCTGAGCCATTGTTCTTTCCTTATGTTATTTAGTCGTCAGACGACAAAATCTCCAGTAAGGGGTCTTTCTTGGGTTGCCTCGGTGCTGCACTTGAGGGTGCTTCCACGTTAGCTAACATTTTTTCTGTGTCTTTTTGCCCTTTGATTTGTCCCTCAATTCTCGACTTTGCATAAGCGTCTGCGATGGGTTTGTAAATCTGATAGGGCGATAAATGAGAACCAATTATCTGATTAGTGTTAGGGTCAACTATCAAGGCCTTCTCTAATGCTTCAGCAGCACTAGCAGCTATGTCTGGTTGATACTCAGGGCTTTCAGGGTCAAACATCGGGAAGTCTTGCATGACTTGTGCCGATTCTCGACTTAGGCTTGTCTGAGCTTCTACCACTCGGTTGTTATATTCCTGAACTTCGAGTTGCTGTTTAAGCGCTCGAACCTCGGCCATTTCCGGTGACAATCCCTCATCGACTAATTCTTCTGCTGTCTGTGGTCTATAGACTTCAGCATGCAGCTTTTCGATTGTTTCCCTTAGTTCTCGATTCTCGTTTGCAAGTTTTTGAAAACGATTCTCGGCTTTAGGGCTTAGTGGTTTCTCGTCGCCTTGCGGCTGTTCCTCTTGAGTTTCTGGTACTTCTTCCTGATTGTCAGCTTCGGGTTCTTCGGTGTCTTCCGACTCCTCGACTTCCTCTGCTTTCTGTTCGGGGGTTTCCTCTGTTTTCTCAATGACAGGGTTGTCTTCATCTGTTTGAAGTATGTCCAATAAAGGATCAGCTACTTCAGGTGTTTTTGTTTCCTCTGATGCCGACTCAGGTGCGGTAGTTTCCTGCTCTACTACCTCAGTGTTTACGGCGTTATCGTCTTGCGACATTGTATCTCCTTTGTTATTAGCAGCCTGTTACGCATGCTGATGCGAGAGCTGAGATAAGCCCTCTTGGAGCCACTATTTTGGTGACTCCAAGGCAACCTACCTCTCTATCGCATTTTTAAGGCCAACTAGATAATCCCTTTCTTGGGTTAGGTTCTCTGCTGTGATTTGTGCTGCGTGAGCTTTCTTCTGGTGAAGTAAGGGGTCGTCTGATATATCTACATCAATAGCTTCTAATGAGTTGTAGAACTCTATTCTTTTCTCAAAGCGCTGTATCATGTCTTCCAGTAGCTTGAGTCCGGCTCTAGCCTTGGCTTCTTCGTTGATACGCTCTACTTTCTGACTCTTGGGTTCTTCGATGCTAAAATATGGGCTTTCTACATTACCGTCTTCGTTCATTTAGTCATCTCCAATACTTGTATTATTTCTTCGTTAGGCACTCCCATTTGATCCATAGCTAACGCTTGCTGTATCTTCTCGTCTGAGTAGCCAAGGTCTTGTAAGGCGGTTATGAAAGCTAAATCATCCTCGCTCATGTCCTGCTGTTCAGGCATCATTTGTGGTTCTTGTGGGGGCATAGATTCAACTGGTTGGGTTGCAACACTAAGCATTTGCTGCTGCATCTGTTGTTCTTGCATAGCCATTTGCTCTTGTTCTTGTTCCCACTCTTGTAAGTCAACTGTTAGTTCTTCAGGGTTTTCTACACCAGATGAAGCGACTATTGCGTTCCATGTTCCAATAACCTTTTCTTGAGGTATTGTCTGGGCTAGTATTGGTGACTTCTCTAGTCGTGCTAGTAGGCCGTCTAAGGCTTCTAGTTGCTGTGCGTCGTTCTTCATGTTTGATGTGCTGGCATCAACTTCAAACCTCAATGCTTCGGTTGCGGTGTCGTAGTCGATTATTATCTTGTCGTCAGGACTAACTAAGGTCTGGTCAATCTTCCTTAGCTTCATGGCGGTTTCTTGATCTAGTTGTAGTTCCTCTACTCCGGTGCGTTCTGCAAAGTACAGGTTGATAGCTGTTTCACTCCATCTCTCAAACCATGTCTCAAATTGTTTTCTAACGTAGTTGTCATCTACTGATACGTTGGCCTGTTGCATGTTTACGCCTGCCGGAGTCTTAGAGAACCCAGGGTTGCCTACTTCTGCGCTAATAGATGAGTCGGGCGAGCTTGCAAGGTTGAGTATTTGAGACTTGAGTAGTCCGTAGTTAGTAGCAAAGTTGGCTATAGCCGAAGTATCAATCTTTAATGTGTCTATGCTTGAGTTAGGGTCGTTGCCAATGTCTATAATGGCGTTAGGTACTAGTTTTAGTTGTGTCTTAGAGAATGAACCTCTTTTAATTAGTGGTGGCGCTAACATCAATGCTCGGTTGAACTGATACATTTGCATTTCAGAGTCAAGCAAGTTCTGTAGTGAGCCTATTTGTTCGATTATTCCCCTACCTAGCGGAGATATGCCGTCAGTCTCAAAGTACATAGTCTGCATAGGTATTTCACCGCGTGGGTCTTTGTTCTTGCGCCTTCTGACTATCATTTGCGATGATTCGTGGAATGTATAGAAAGTAGTACCTACACCTCTTTGGAAAGCGTGTACTAGCTTTACTCCGTCTTTGCCTACGTCTGTGCGATTCTTAGTAGAGTTGTTAGAGCCTTCTTTGTCGGTCTTTTGAGATATGAGTGTTTTAACTTCTTCTAGTGCTTGTAAATCCCAAGTAGATTCGTACTGTTCGCCACGTTCTTTAGCCTTGGCTTTTAGTTCTTTTTCTTTCTTGATGATTGCGTCTATGTCAGCTGGCTGATACCACGCTTCCAAGAACTCACAGTTGGAGTCTGTGTCAGATAGTTTGCCTGTTTCAAACTTTACGTTCTTTATGTAAGGTACAGACATGTCTGGGCCAATGTAATGTCCTCTGTTGACGATTGGGGTGTATGAGTGTGACGCGCCATGTGTCATAGCACGTTCAGTCATTAGCCAACACTTCTGTAGTAGTGCGTACTGCTCGTTAGCGTTAGGGATAATTCTGTTGGTATAAACAAAACCAGCTACTATTGATAGCCAGTCGTTAGTGTCGGATATAACCCTACCAGTCGGTAGTTGCTGTATTATCCTTCTGGGTGTTTTCTTGATGATTGACGATGATGTGCCGTCAGTAGTCTTGGGATATGCTTTATCAATCCCTGGGTGTGGTTGGTTGCGAGCTATCCTCTCCTGTTCGTCTACAGGTTCAAGGTAGGAGTCCATATACTGGACTGCCTTTTTGTATGATTCAAAGACCGATTTTTCGTCGAGATAAGATGTTGCCAAGTGAGTACAGGTGTCTACTTTCTAGTAAACTGCCTTACTTGTACTCGGTTGGCTTACTGCTTACAAGTATAGCATATTTTGCGTTGTAAAGCTATTATTATGCAATTTCTGTCCAGCTTTTTATAACAAAGTAACTTCCGTCTTGGTCTTGTTTAGGGTATTCCACTAGAAAAGATGGCATAAAGTCCTCACCGTCTTTAAGGACTAGTAGGCCGGAGTCTTTCTTTTCTTTGATCATGTCAGTGTGTTTGATGTACTCTGCCATTTCCTGTTGTGGGCTACTTACTTTAACCCTCACACTGTATTTGCGATATGTTTTTGCCACCTCGGAGTTCCTCCATTTTTTTACTAATGTTAATGTTGAGCCGTTATTATCTAGGTCTGTTGTTTCAAATGTTTCACCGTACTTAATCATAGTTAGTTCCATATACTTGTTAGGTTGCCAGTGGTGTATTCTTCTTCTTCATCCTCTTGAGGTCTTAGGCCCATAAATCCATAGAGTAGTGCATCCATAGCGTGATCGTTGCCATCTTCAGGGTCGTTAAGTATTCTGCCTTCTTTGTCCTCTTTGTGAAGATATGTGATGTATTCTTTCCATGTATTTACTGAACGCCTAGTAACGCTTATCCGTTGTTGCCGGACATAATCTAGTCCATATTGCTTAAATGGTTTACCGCCACCACCTTTCTTTTCTACGCCAATGATGTTTACCCCGCTTAGTCTTAGCTCATCAATGCTCTTTGGCTCGGCACTATCACCAATAACTAATGTATTAGGACTACTGGTGTTATTAAGAAAAGCTGCGATGTCGTTGTTGTGCATCCCTTTGCGGTATAGTTCTTCGTCTACTATGTAGCCACCGTTATAGTAGTAAATCGAGATAATAGCTGTAGGGTCGTTCTTATAGCCAAAGTCTAGTCCTCTGCGCTCTAATCGTGCCTCGTGAGGTATTTCATCTACTTGCTTCCAGCCCTGATAAACTCTACGTTCTAATGAGTTAGGTTCACCTAGCCACTTATGGCGATATAGTGCTGGTCGGTTCTTCTTATCATCTTCTATTTCGTTCTTAATCTCGTCTGGTAAATATCCGTATTTTTCGGCTATGTCATAGTTACAGTTAATGATTAAAGTGTTTGGCCTACCCTCTATCACTAGTCTTTTATGTACGGGGTCTTCTTCAAGTAGTCTGTTGTAGGTATAAATTAGTTTAGAGCCAGGCTTACGAACTGTAGGGGTTAGGACTTCTATAGATGTATTAGATACAGTCTGCGCTTCTTCTATCCACGCTATATCTATACCCTCAGTAGACTTTACCGATTGCTCGTTATGGTGTAGTCCTTTGAACAAAAAGTCTGAACCATTTACTGTGTTGACTATGTTTTTGTCGGTTACTCTAAAATCTCTTAAATCGTATTGCTTGATCAGGTCTGATAGTAGTTGGTGTGATGAGTCAGCTATAGAGTTCTGGAACTCTCTAAAACAAGCTACTCTAGTTTTCTTTTGCCTAGCTATTATGAGTAATGCTCTAGCTACTGTATGGCTCTTTAGTGAGTACCTACCACCATAGACTGCCGCCTCTCGCCAGTCATTATCGAATAGCCTCTTATACTCAATCGGTATTTCTATTACTGTTTCCATCGCTTACAAACTTTACCAATAATGGGTTCAACTTATCGCCACCTGTTGTTATGTCTGTTTGTTGTTTGGGTTGTCCATAAACCTGGTTAATAATTGATTCAATAACTTTCCAGTCGCCTTTAATAATTGCTTCGGCTAATCGTCTTTCAAATAATGGTGATTCAGGATCATCGTATATAGCTTTCAGTTCTTCCTCAGATAGTTTCTCCATTTGTTCTAGCTTGTATCTAGGAGTATCTTCTTTTTTCCATGCACCATTATGTCTAGGATTGCCGTTAGGTTTACCGAACTGTCTATCTACTGGTGGCACTATCCCACCCTTGCCAGCCTTGACTATCCCCTGCTTTGTGGCGTTCTCATCATTCTTAGCCATTACTTAATACCACTTGCCAATCTTGCAGCTAACAATACGTCTTGTTCTGCGTCATCACCCATTTCAGGGTCTCCAGCTATCCAATCTGCTTTATTGTGATACTCTGCCTTAAATTTGTTATACCAATATTCGCCTGTCATATACATGCCCTCTGGGTGTATCTTTACAAATCCTGTTTTATCTTTTACGACTTCAGGTATTTGAATATAGTTTTCACTCTCAAATACTTTTTTTAGTCTGGGTATAACATTCTCGTACTGAGTGCCTGGATACCAGTCCTCTAATATATCTCTTAGTTTATCGTCAAGACTTCCCACTTATAATCTCCTCTGCCTGTTCTCTAGGCATTTCGTTTATTTCTTCTTCTGTATAAAGTTTTATGGGCTGTACCTTGCATATTCTTTTGGACTTGTTTAGCCGGACTACTTTGTAATGAGTAGTGATACCGTCTTTCTCAAAGCCTATTACTTGGCCTTTTTCTACGTCTTCAAAGAACTTAGGGTTAAGGTCTTTAGATATATCTATTAAGCGCATATAACACACCTATCTGAATTAAATAATCTGTGGCAGTTGTTACAGGATTTAGGTTTCATGCTTCAAACACTTCCACAGTATTGTTATGTCTCTAATGTTCGTATGTTTATCAAAGGATATTTCTACTCGACAGTATTTGCAGTCTGCTAATGTAAGTGCTTCAGGCATTGTCTTTACCTTTTAGGGTTAGTAAGAATACTGCTAGATCGAGAACTTCCTCTATAGCGTTGTCTATAAGATTGTCTGCTGAATGTTCCCATAGCTTAGTCTTGTGTTCAATCGCGCCCTTCTCGTATTTTGCTAGTAGCATTTCACTGAGTTGTTTAACTATTAGCTCTGAATGTAGTCTTTGTTCTTCACTCATGCCAGCACCTCAGCCATTCTCTGTAGGTTTAAGCCCTCTATAACGTGTTCGCCGTTGTTTATAACTGTAATCGGTACTATTGGGGCATTAGAGTATTTAAGTAGTTCTTCTCGGTTTTCGTCTGCGTCTAGGACTGTGTATTCTAAGCCTTTTTTATCAAGGTAGTATTTCAGTGTGCGGCAGGGAGAACACGTTGGCCTTGAAAAGATTTGTATTGTCATTTACCCTCTCTCCTCTATAACTAACCAGATGAGGCTAGTACATTGGAAAAACTAGCCTTTTCTGGACAAAGCAGTACTCGACCCATTATTTCGGGGGATCAGGGCTGTACTACAATAGATGTCTCAGCGAGACACCTGGACAGTTATAGATTGTTTAGTTACACCGAAGAATTTGTTTTAGTCTATGGTTACATTATAGCAAATTATCTTGTAATTGTCGAACTTCTTTTGCTTATCCTCAAATATGATTCACGAGCGCGATCGCCATATTCTTTAGTTCTAGCGTTCTTCCAATGGCCTGTTTTCAGGGTTTTTAGGTTTACTGCTTTAGGCATTTGATTCTCCTTTTAATCCCTCTTTAAGTGCGGTGAGGCGACTTGGGTCGTTTGGGTTCACCTTACCTAACTCTGAGTAGGCGTGTAGCTCGTTCTCGCTGTGCGTAACCCACTCCAAGTTAGTAACATCATTATTCATCTTATTGCCGTCTTTGTGATTAACGCAAGGTTTGTTCAGTGGGTTGCTAATAAAAGACTGGGCAACAAGTCTATGCACTATTGCGGTCATTGTCTTTCCCTTTTTAACAAGTGAAACCGTCTTATAGCCCCGATTAGTGGTAGAAACGTATGTCTGCTGTTTTAGCTCTACACCCCTACGCCTACCGCCTAGTACTGACCGAACTTTACCAGTATTGCTCACCTCATAGTGACCCTCTGCACCTTTTACTGGAATAAATATCTCCCTAGCCTTTACTATCTCAGCTTGAATATAGGCTTCTAATTGGGTGCGAGTCTCTGCTTTGTTGTAGTTGAAGTGTACGCTGTGCTTGCCTAGTATCTTATCTAAGTCTGTAGGAGTAGGTGTTGAGGGTGAGGCTGTCGCAGAAGGAGCACCAAAAGCTTCTAGGACAGGAAGTTTCTTTAGTTGACCTTCTTTTTTAATACTTGTTCGCAGTTCTTCTATTTGTTTAGTAGGTGTTATATCACTCATCTTCAACAAACCTTTCTTTACTCCAAGCGTTTACTTGTTCAAGAGTCCATTCGCCTTCAAACTCTTTGGTCTTTAACTCCCCATTAGCGGTATACAAAACTAAGGTTCTGCGTGGTTCGTTGGGGTCTAGGTTGCCGTATTTAGTTGTTTCTTCCGAACCATAAGGCTTATACGTTATTCGCCTTTCTTCTATGCGTTGTCCAAGTTTTATCTCTATCGCTATGACTTGTACATTTAGCCATTCCTGCTTCTTCATTACTTATCCCCTCCTTTAGTGTTCTTTAGTTGGTTGAAATCTATATAGCTATTAACTGCATGGTTGATTGCTTTTTGGTTAGCTTCCCAAATATCTTCACGCATTTTCTTAGCTAGTTTATCTAAGTTGTCCATAGT